CGCTTGAAAAGAAGTAATTGATGTGATATCCTAAGGTTACAGCCTAGGAAATGAGTCCGGGTTGTCTAGGGCGCTCCCGTGCAGCGCACCTTAGGGTGGATATAATTACCGTCATGGCCTCGGCCCCCTCGTGGGGTCGGGGCCATTGGCGTTTTCTGGGCTATTCCGGTATAATTCGAATATCATGACTTATATTTATCGAGTTCTACGAGAAGGGCCATCCGGTCTGTGGTCCATGGATAGCCAGCCTATTACAGATAGTTCTGGTTATGGCAAGAACGCCACATTCACGGGCACGCCAAGGACCACCCGACCAATTGTGGCCAAGGGCATTGGTGCCCAGCTATTGGATTCGGGTGATGTCATTTCGTATCCAATCGATAACATCATGGTTGCTGGCCGTGAATCTCGCTCATTTACGCTTGAAGCGTGGGTCAAGCCGACCTACGGAGACACCAAAATCATTGCTCGGGACAACAGCGGCCTCTTCATCGACGGTTTGAAGCTTAGGTTCTCCATCGACATGGGAACGCTATACTCCGTGGAATACAAGAATCTCCGGGCTGGCGAAATCTATCACATCGTGGCCATCTACGATGCCACAGGCATGTACCTGTTTATCAATGGCGTGAAGGTGGCGGGTGCTGATATTAATACCCCCTCAGCGATTGATGACACGGCAATCAAGCTCTCTTCTTCCACTAGCTCCAGCGTAGTCCTGGACTCGGTGGCCACCTATCCATACGCTCTGCCGATTTCGGTCATTGTTGCCCACTATACAACCGGCGTGAGCTATCCAAGCGTAACCGACCTGTCCAGGAATAATGGTGGTAATCATTACGACTTCATCGACAACAATGCCAGCGTTTACGCAAAGGCTGCATTCCCAGACACTCTCGGATGGACGGCTGGTATTTCGGACGGAACGCTTGCCGTTGTTAACAGCGAGCTTGTTAATCTCTACAACGAAGCCGAGGCTCAGCATGAGGCGGGTACGTGGACATATCAGGAGACCCTAGAGATTGACACTCTCAATTCCATCGTCGCGTCTCGCATTCTGTGGTCGTCATCTGACCCTATTACTGTCGAGAAGTCGGATGATGGCGGTGCGACCTGGATTCCTCTAACAAACGGTGGACAAATCGTGTCGTTCAGGGCTCTCACCTCCGGATATACGGTAAGTATTCGAGTTACCATTCCATCCTCGGTCGAACAGATTTCAGTCGAATACTTGTCTATCGCTTTCTATTCGTCTCTGAATATCAAGGGAAGCGACGAAGACCTTCCTGCAACGATTCTAAATCCTGCTGCCACCACGATTGCAGAGCTGCATCGTCCAGCCGCAAGTTTCAATGACAATGCTGGCGTGGTCTTTGCGGACGGAACCTGCGGACTCTCTATTCCCGAGGACGATGTTTTCGGCGGGTATTTTGCTGTTGAGATGACCGTCCGAGTGGATACCGGAGCCAACAACGCCACGATTCTATATGTGGATACCGCCTCCGCACAGCCTAAGGTTACTACAGACAGCACGGGAAAATGGACCTTCGCCAACCTGACCGCTCTATATGTTGATGGCGTCTCAATTAGCTCAGGTACCACCATCACCACGGGCGAGTGGCACCATGTTATTGCGGTCTTTTCTGAGTCGCTGGCGGGAATCTACGTTGGAAACAACAAGACAGGAAGCGCGGGGTATCCAATGCGAATCGGTCACCTTGCCACCTATTCTGACGCGGTTAGCCCGACTGATGCACAGACTATTTACAAGGCATGGGTAGGGGCACCATCTGTTGCCATTACCGATGGCTCCTTGACCACGCTTTATGATGGAGATACGCGTCCGGTGAGCATGGCTCTGAGAACCACTGGCGGCGAATCAATCGTTCTGGACTATGGAATGTCTGGATGGAAGTACCTACAGGTCCCCCTAGGCGATACTGTGGACCGCTCGGCGCCAGGATTTAACGACTCCTCGTGGGCAACAGGAACCGCTCCGTTCGGTAATGGAGGAGCTTATTCCGGATTCCCTCCTTCCCAGACCAACTGGAGCGCAGGCACAGGATTGTGGCTTCGACGCAAGGTGACGGTTACACCTGGCATTAAGTCAGCCACAGTCACGCTTCGTGTGGACAATTCTGCCAAGGTTTATTGGAACGGAAGTCTCATCAACATTCCCAAGACTGCGTTTGGTACATACACGACTATCATCAGGCTAAAGACAGGAACATTTGATATCGCTATCCATGCTCTTGACGATGGTGGGGTTGACCCAGGTCGAACGTTTGTGGATATTAACTTCTCCCCCGGTAACCTGCCGAGTTTCCGAGGGTATTCTGGAATCTGGGCGATTGTCAGCGGAGGCTGAACCGGATAAGCGTGTTAGAACGCGATTTTGACGCAATTCTGTACACCTATTTGCCATTGGGGTTTATTAGCGGTACAATTTTCCTATGAAACTAAACACTACCCGCAAGCAGATTGTGGAAGAGGTTCCATACGGTGTTTATGTTTGGGAGATGCCTAACGGCCAGTGGATTGGCGACGAAGACGGCAACTTCTTGAACATTGCAGCTATGAAGGGTGACAAGAAGCGTATCCAGCAACTCAAGGATACCGTTGCCTCTTATGGAATCACCGAGGGCAAGCCTTTCTACCTATCTGGCCATCGTCAGGTAACTGACGAGGAATTTGAATACCAGAAGCAGCGAATGGCGTTCGGCCTGGTCCCGGATGAGTATGACGTTCCTGCATTCAGAGAGGAATTGTCTAAGTAATGAGTAGGGCTGTATCCGTGGAGGACGGACAGGAAATTGAAGTCCGTCTAGGCTCAGCGGTGGATTGGCGTCCATCTGCTGATGAAACTGATGTGTTTGCCAAGTCTGCTTCCGATATTCGGAAGATGGACGGATTGACCCCTGCGACAAAGCGCAACGCGACCCGAGAAATGCAGAAGTTTCAGCGCGGAACCGGTGGAGCTGGCACCAAGCGCGAGGAGCGCGACGAGCTAACCGGATACAACCTATTCGAGGTCGTTCTACCCCCTTACAACCTTGACTACCTGGCTGCCCTGTACGAGAAGTCTTCTCCACACGCGGCGGCTGTCAAGGCTAAGGTGCGCAATATCGTAGGTCTAGGATATGAATTCGTTGAGTCTGATGCCACCAAGGAAGCCTTGGACCGCATCGAGGGCGACGAAAAGAAGTTGTCGAATTTCCGCAGGAAGCTGGCTCGTGGTAAGCGTGACCTGACTGAATGGCTCGACTCTTGCAACGAAGAGGACGAGTTTTCCGAGACTCTTGCCAAGGCTTGGACGGATTACGAGACCACCGGAAATGGCTACATTGAGGTTGGTCGCAAGAACACTGGAGAGATTGGCTATATCGGCCACATTCCAGCGACGACTATTCGTGTCCGCAAGAAGCGCGACGGCTTTATCCAGATTATCTCCAACCGGGCGGTTTTCTTCCGTAACCTCGGTGACACCGAGACCAAGGACCCCATTGGCAATGACCCGCGCCCCAACGAGATTATCCACCTCAAGAACTACACCCCGACCAATGGCTACTACGGCGTTCCCGACATTATCTCGGCAATGACCGCTGTCACTGGCAACGAGTTCTCCGCTCGCTTCAACCTTGACTACTTCGAGAACAAGGCTGTGCCTCGTTACGTCATCGTCATTAAGGGTGGAAATCTGTCCCCTCGTTCCGAGCAGCAGATTCTTGAATTCTTCCAGTCCAGTCTTAAGGGCAAGAACCACCGCACCCTTTATGTTCCGCTACCAGCGGAGGAGGACGGCAAGAAGGTCAGCTTCGAAATGAAGCCGGTCGAAACTGGCACGCAGGATTCTTCATTCAACAATTACCGCAAGGGCAACCTGAACGAAATCCTGATGGCGCACGGCGTACCAATCTCCAAGGTTAGCTTGGGCGAGGGCGTTTCTCTCGCGGCTGCCCGTGATGCCGACAAGACGTTCAAGGAGCAGGTCTGCCGACCAGCCCAGCGCATTGTGGAAAAGAAGTTGAACAAGATTATTAAGGAACTTACCGACGTATTCACTCTTCACCTGAACGAGCTTTCTCTTACCGACGAGGACACTCAGTCGAAGATTGACGAGCGTTACCTACGCCTTGGCACCTACCTGCCTAACGAGGTTCGTGCGCGTAAGGGTATGCCTGGAATTAAGGGCGGTGACAAGCCCGTGGAGCTAAAGCCGCAGCAACAGGCTGAACAGAGGTCTCAGGCAGGCAATACCCGTACCCGAGACCAGAATCGTGATGCAAATTCGCCGGATTCATCAGGTGAAGCCCGCAACGCGAAGGGGGATGGGCGACAGGCCGCCTAGCACGTAAATGCTAAACATGCTGAGAAGGGCTTGGAGAGAACTAGAACTCCTGGTAAGCCGACCAATTAACCGGTTTACCGCAGCAGCACTATCGACCTATACGATGCTGTGGGGGGTCTGGCTCTCCAACCCCTTCTGGCAGGTCTTTAACCAGTCCCCGCTGTATCGCTGGATGGCAGATGTTGCCAGCGAAACGGTCTGGGGCCTGGGAGCTGTGTCCGTAGGCGTAATCATGCTCTACGGAGTTATTAGGTCATCAAAGAAATCACTAACGATTGGAGCGTTTGTCGGATTCATTCATTGGCTTCTAATTGCGGTTGGTTATTTCGCGGGTAGTTGGCAGAACACCGGGGGTATTACTTCAATATTCATGGCCACATACTGTGGTGTTATCTATCTAAACCTGCGCGTGGTCAACCATAATTTGGCTTTTGAAAAGGACTCTGATATTATCTAAACATGGAGATTAAGAAGGCTCAGTGGGCAACGGATGGCGACAACGTACGTCTTTCCATGCCCCTGTCTAAGGTTGACGAGGAGAACCGCCTGGTTTCAGGTTGGGCCTCTTTGGACAACGCCGATAGCCAGGGAGACGTAGTTCTCAAGGAAGCTAATCAGAAGGCGTTCAGCCGTTTCCGTGGAAACATCCGTGAGATGCACCAGCCAATTGCTGTGGGTCGCATGGTTGATTTCCGGGAAGACTCCTACTTCGACCCCGAGACCCAGAAGTTCTATAACGGTATTTTCGTTACCGTCTACGTCTCGAAGGGTGCGCAGGACACATGGGAGAAGGTCCTAGATGGAACCCTCCAGGGATTCAGCATCGGCGGTTCGATTCTTGATTCTGAGACCCAGTGGGTGAAGGACGCTAACGCGACCATCCGCTTTGTTAAGGATTATGAGCTTATCGAGCTTAGCCTGGTAGATTCCCCAGCTAACCAGTTGGCTAACGTATTCTCCATTACCAAGTCTTCCGATGGAAGCCAGGTAATGAAGGGAATGGTAGCTGAGACCCGCTCAGAGAATGTTTTCTGGTGCGAGGACGATGGAATTGCAAAGACTTCCTCCGATGAGGCTGTTTCT